CAAGTGGTTAAACAAGGATAGATAGTGCTAAAAAAGACCCCGAGCTTATGTGGAAGTTAGCTTGGGGTCTTTTCTTGCCTATGATATAGACTTACTATTCAATACAAGTGTATTATGTCATAAAAGCTTAGAATTGTCAAGAAACTTGAAGATAACCTTTAGATAGAGATCTTAGTCTTTAGTCTTGTCTTCTTCGTCTTTTTTATCATCATCAGGATTTACATTACCATTGTTTTCACCACTGTTGTTATCCTTACCGGAATTTTTGCCATTATTGTTTCCATTATTATGTCCTTGATTATTCCCATTATTGTTTTTGTTATCTTTATTGTCTTTATTACTATGATCCTTGTCTTTATTATCGTTACTATTACCATTGTTGTCATTATTATCTTTGTCTTCAGTCTTATTATTTTCATTATCTTTGTTGTTATCTTCGTTATTATCTTTGTTATTATTGTCGTTACTGTCTTCCTTATACTCTCCTTTTCCTGCTATATCTTTTAAAAATATATTTAAGAAATATTGTTGCCCTTTACCAGTAATCTTTGGTGTCTTACTTATTTCAATTTCTCCACTTGAATGAAGTACTGGGCTTTCTTTTATCTCAAATAATCCTAAGTCCATAGACCTTTGAGTTGGCATATTATAGTCTGTTCCTATTTTCTTTATTAAGTATCCATTTTCTCTTAACCAAATGAATAATCTTTTTTCTCCCATATCAATTCCATTTTGCTTTATTAATTTTGCCATTTCTCTAACTAATATGGTATTTTTTGCTATTGATACTGCTTCAGCAAATAATACTTTTGGCTTATCTTCTTTTACTTTATTTTCAAGAAATTCAATCTTTTTTGTATAATCTTCTATCATATGAGATTGAATTTGATTAGCTCTTGCTAATATCATCTCTGGACTATTCCAAGCTTCTTCACATTTAATAAAATATACCCTTGCTTGTTTTCCTTTTTCAGTATTAGCTACCATTGAAATCTCTTTTGCTACTGATAGTATAAATAAAAGGTCCACTTTTTCTTGCTCTCCTCCAAGGGTATTACATTTTTGATATACCCTTATAAAGTCTTTATTTTCAATAAAATTATACTTATCAATAATTCTTGAACTCCATATTTTAAATTCTGTGCCAATTTCTAAAAATTTATGTAATTCTCTACCACTAACTAATTGTTGTCCATCTCTAACTTCTATTTTTATTAATTTATTCATATTTCTTTACTCCTTTACTATTTCACTAATTCTTTTTAAATTCTTTTGCTATTGGTTTTGTGCTTTGCATTAAAACTTCATATAAACCATCTTCTGTAACAAACCACATTTCCCTATTTTGACCTGATGCGAAAATTTTTCGTATTAGCTTTTCGTTTTCATCAACAGTTTTTAACATTTTATTAACATCATAACTACCATTCCCTGTTTTAGCATAATCAATCCATTCTGCAATATCTTTTGCTAAGAATAATGGATTTTCAAAATCTCCATATATTCTTAATTGTTTTCCTAATACTTCTCTTTCATCTATAATTTGTAATTGGTTATTATTCATTTGTTACCTCCATTTATGATTAATACAATTTCCTTCAATAGTCCAAACAATTCATTTATTGTCTTTTCTTCCATTTTAATCAACTTTTCTTTCAAATGGATTGTAATTTAATTGATATTCTTCTTCAATAGTATTAGCAATTTTTCCATATTCAAAATATTGATGTTATGTTAGTTCTATTACATCATTAACCATATTTTCTAATTTTACATTTAATTGATTATTATTAGTTGATGTTAAAATCTTTTCAACTTCTGATAATATTTCAAATAGCTTTTCCTTTTCTTCTGCTACTCTATCTTTTAAAATTCCTTTTCTTGCTCCTAATTCTACAAAATACAATAATAAATTTTTATTTTCTCTTTCCATAAAAAAATACCTCCATTTTAATTTTTTAGTTGCCAAAATAGAGGTATGCAGTGTATAATATTTACATACCAATACTTTGGTGGTGAGTGATATTTCAAATCTTTCTCAGGGACTGAATATCACTCTTTTATTTTTCTTTTAAATAGTTTATTCCATCTCTTACACCTTCTACAATAGTTTTATTTTTCCTATTGCAATAATCTTCTAAAATCTTATTAGTTTCTTCATCAACTCTAACTGTCAATTTTATAGATTTTGGTTTTAAAGATTTAGGTCTTCCTATCTTTTTTTTGTCATCCATTTCTCACACTCCTTTCTGACGACAACAATATTATAAATTGTTGACGACAAAAAATCAAGAGAAATTTTTAAAAAAGAAAAAGTTTTTTATATCCACTCTCCTTCAACAATAGGATCATCTATTCTATCTAAAATATAATAGAGTTGTCCTCCAGTTTGTCTTATTAATACAACCTTTTCTCCTTTTTTCAGTGAATAGTGCATCATGATTTTTTTACGACCTTTATACTCATGTTCATGGTCTATTGGAATAACATTACTCCCCGCATCAGGGTGATCATGAGTTGTATCCCAAGCTCCATAAATACTATCAGTACTATGTTGAACTGTAATATCCACATAATAATCTCTTACCAAATGAGATAACATTAATTGGCTATCATTTATAACTTTTTTCTGGTCTATTCTTATCTTAAGAGGGTCAACACTTTCAACTGTACCAAATTCTAGTTTAGATAGTTTTGAATTTTCTAACATATTAGAAACTATTTTTTTAATTGCTTCTATCATTCAATATCAGCTCCTCTCAATTTTAAATCCATAAAATGTTCATCCTTATTAAAAGTATGCTTTACACTTTCAACAAGCATATAATTACTAACCTTAATGTCTCCTAAATCTAATTTTACAACTATACTTACTCCAGCTCTAACTTTTACATTACCAAAGACATTTTTAATAGATAAACTTTTAAACTTTCTATTATAAAGTTTTAAGAGTGAATCAGCTTTTACCTGTGGATTTTCTTTTTCATCTACTCTATCATAGTATTGTAAAATTCCCCATTTCTCATAAGTATGATTTTTTATTTCTGCTTCTGTGTTAGGAGATAAAAATATTTCTCTTAATCCCTTTTCTTTATTTTCTCTAGTCAATTTTATCTTATTATATGTTTTATCTATAGATGAACTATATGAAAAATTTTCTGATATAGTTTCATCTATAAATATACCTTCATTCAATTTTAAACTTTCAACATCTTTCAAAGTTATTTTTCCAAAATCATCATAAATAACATATAATCTTTTTGTATTCTGTAGTGTTAGATTTAGAGCAGTTAAAATAACATCAAATAAAGCAACATTATCTTCCAATCTTTCACCAATAACATATTGAGTATCTTCTATTTCTCCATAACTTAATCTAAATTTATTGCATATCATTTTTAAAACATCGGATGCTTTTCTATTCTTATAATAAAATATATCCTTATTTTTTAAATATCTTAACTGGTCATAAGCAGTTACTGATAAAATTTTGTCTCTATCTCTTGAAATAGTAAAAACAAATCCATAAAAAACTTCTTCATTCTTATATCTTACTGTTACTAAATCTCCTTCTTCAAATTGATTTAGTTCATCAAAAATACATTTAAAAGTAAATTTTCCAGGAGTTCCTTTTCTTTCTGTATCCCAACAAGCGCCATCAAGAATGGCAGGTGCAACTGGACCTTTTTGAGTTTTTATTATTAAATCTAAATCTCTATTCAAGTCTTATCACCTGCCCAGGTTTAATATCATGTATGGAGCTTAATTTATTTAATTCTTTTAAAAAATTACATTTATTCGCATCACCTAATTCTTTTTTTGCAATAATATAAAGAGTATCTCCTTCTTTAACCTTATAGGTTCTTTGAGTTTTTTTTGTTGAACTATCTCTAGTTTTTGTAGATATAAAAGTGGTTAGAGATAAAGCTCCTCCAAGTCCTTTTGCTCCTAAATTTACATATTTAAAAAGAGTACTTTTAACATTTTTGTATTCCTTTAAAGTTATTGATACAACAACATCTCTACCATTTCCAGCATCCTCTTTTATCTCATAATTTTCAAGTGATACTAACATTGTTGTATTGTATCCTGAACTTCCAATTGCTCCCTCTCTAATTACTATAAATCTAAAAGGTTTCTTTGAATTTTTTAAGAAACTTAGCATATTTAGATAATAATTGATAGGTAAAAGTACCCCTCTTGCAAAAGGGTACTTATAAGCAGGTAAACACATATCAAATGTGAATTCTTTCAAACCTTCTTCTTTTAGAATATTAAAATCTCCATCATTAATAAGTGTTACAACCTTATTCTTATTATTAATTTTAGTTGTAATGGAAGAAGGAGTGATAGGAACTAATATTCCATCTAAATAAAAAATATATCCTTTATCTATCATAAAATTATTCATAACTTCCCTCCGCTGCTATTGCTATGCTTTCTTCCATTCTATTGGTCATATAATCTACAATATCATCTAAATCCAGTGCACTAGAAACATGCTGAGTTATTCCACCAACATCAACTTTAACTTCTGCTGTTGTAAATCTATTAATAGCTTCTCTTTCAGCTAAATCTCTTAAATAACTAATTTCGTCATGTGATAAATCTAACATATCACCAGTTTTTTTAGTGTTTTTATCTATATTCTTTAAAAGATTATTAGATTCAGCCATAGATAAATCATTAGTATTGTCTTGAAATGGTTTATCAACAGCTTGCCCTACTTGTCCACCAAATAAGTTATATCCATTATTAAATGCTTGTCCATAATCTTTTCTTTCAAGTAGATACTTTTGGACATCTACTCTTGAAAGGGTAATGTCATTTCCACCAACTTTTTCATTTACCCAATCTCCAATAGAAGTTTGAACATTTTCTAATTTGCTTACTGTATCTGTACCACAAATAGTATCTATTATAGAACCTAACCATTTAACTTTATCTATTAAGAAATTAATAAAGCCTAAAAATAAATGTGCCACAGCTTTAATTGGATGCTTAAATACATTTGCAAAAAATTCAGCTATACTAATTCCAACATTAGCTATACTTGCAAATAAATAAAGAGAGGCATTAATTAATCCAGCAAAAATATTGTATATATGTGCTCCCATTACAAAAAAACAACCAGCTATAAATCCAGTTGCAGAGTAAGTTTTTCCTGTTATAGCATTAATTACTGCTGTTATAGAATATATAGCAGCTATAACCAAAGCAATTCCTGTTAATATCCAAGTAATTGGACAAGCCAGAACAGCAATATTTAATCCCCATTGGGCGGCAGTAGTTTTAGCTAATGCTACATCAACTGCACCAAGCATAACTTGTTTAGCCAATAGAGCCGCATTGTAAATAGCTGTTATCCCAGAAGCAATAGCTGTTTTTACTGCTATAAATCCCATAGCAACTTTATATGCAGTTAATAAGGTTAAAACTGTAACTAAAATTGGTTGAATAGGCCCCCATATCTCATAGAGGACAGTTCCAACAATAGATATACCCTTTATAAGCCAATTTATCATTGTAAAGGTTTTATCTATTACTGATGATACTCCATCAATAAACCCTTGAAATCTTTGACTATTAAAAATATTACTCATAGTCGAACTAATTCCTGTAAAAGAATTAACAGCATTACTTTTAATTTTATTAACTACATCACCAAATGTCATTGGAATTGAATTAAATTTAGTATTAATTTCATCTGACATTGCAAATACAGCATTCTTTATTACATCAGATGTAATTAATCCATCTTTACTCATATCTTTTAAATCCCCCATAGACTTTCCAGTATATTTACTTATTGCTTGAGCTAACAAAGGAGCATTTTCCATAATACTTCTAAATTCATCCCCTTGTAATTTCCCAGAAGCCATAGCTTGAGTTAATTGATACATTCCCGATGTTTGCTCGGAAGTTGTTGCCCCTCCAACCTTAAAAGATTTAGCCATTAATTCAGAGAATTTTACAGTCTCCATATTACTATTAAATGCTTGAGGTGCTAATAAACCTAACTTAGAAACTACACTTGCTGTATCTAAGAAACCTGCTCTTGAATTTTTAGCAGATTGGAATATAGCTTGTTGTAACTGGTCTGTTGTTTGCTTTCCATCATTCATTAAGTCTAATCTAGCCATAGTTTGTGAAAGATTATCAGATGTATCTAAACCTATTTTTAATGATTGTATTCCAGCATAAATTCCTATGAAACTTTTTATTCTTCCATACAAAGAATTAGCTTTATCTACTCCTTGACTTAAAGCTGTGTTAAATCTATTTTGTTCAGCTACATTATCTTGAATTCTTCTTTGGATATCTCTTTCTATTTCATTTAATTGTGCCCCAGCTTGTACTATCATAGTTTGAGCATTAGCTAATCTACTGGTATCAATACTAACATCTGTATTATTAACATTTTGTAAAGCAGTAATAGTTGTATTTATAGCACCAACGATATTATTTAAAGGAGTGGACATTGCATCCATAAGCATTATAGAACCTTGTATCGTTGACATTAATCCACCTCCATTATTTCTTACTAGCTTTTTATTCAGATTGAATTCTTATCTGAATACTTGCCATTATGAATGCTTGTTCCTCTTTTGGTAGACTCAAAAATTCACTAGGCAACATATGGAACTTGTGGAGGCAATAGTAAAGGATATTAGCCTCACTATCGCCCCCATTTATTAGTTTTTTGCTTCTTCAGTTAAATCTTCAAGTGTTTTAAATCCATTGATTTTTTGAACTTCTGCAAATAAGTCTTGAAACTCACCCGGCAATAGCATAGCTGTCAATAAGTCAGGCTTGTTTTTTACTCCATAGCTGTCCTGTAATTCTTGATTTTGTAAATCTGGAAAGACAACACAAGCAGCAATTAGCATAGAAGAATACTTATTAGAATCTAGCTGAGGAAATAATTGTCCTTTTTTTCCTTTTAATTCTTTAATTTCAGTATTAGCTTCTCTTAATATTTGGTCTTCCTGTGCTGTTAAAGGTCTTATTTCCCATTCCACAACTTTTCCATCTTCATCTTTAAATCTTTCAGAAAC